TTTCTTTGCAATGTTTATATATACTGTGAATTACATCAAATCCAAATGGCTGATTCTATTATCCGCCTTGATGACAATCATCGTCCTCTCTCAGTTAAACTTGTCGTACCGAGATACCCCACTAACCCATTATGCGTTGACTTCGTTAACCAAACATTCTTCCGTTTATACTCCGGAACAATGGTTGACGGCAGCTTCCCATTGTATGGGTCAATTGAATTACGACAACGAAATTGTATTAACGGACCTGATTGGTACTGCAGTGCTGCCCTCGCCCAAACCATACTCCCTTTCATCAGTGATAGCGAGCTATATGCTCTCTTTCATCCCTTTCTCGCCTGTCCGCAACCTTCTGGTTTCAAATCGCAGTCCACAGTCCTCAATTTGTCCGTTGATATTTTATTCGGACAAGGCAACGTGGGCAATGACAGGTCGCGACTACATGTACGACATCACCGTGTGCAATTGCCAAACCCTCAACCAGGTAATTACACAGCGGTTTTTGGTAGACTACCAGTGGGGATTACTCTCGGGTCTAAGCTTTTATTTCCACAGTTTTCTGGATTCGTTTTCGAATTCGAACTTCGGCAATTGGCTAATGATCTTAAGTGTTCTATCAAACCCGGTGTTTGTACTGTCAACTGTTGCTTTTTGGGCAACAGCACTCCTCACATTCTTAATATATCAATACTGGCAAGCCTTGAGACAAGTCAGTCGACCCGTTAGTATCCCTAATACCCCCGATCGCAAAGAAATTGCACAATCCTTCTCAAAATACTGGATAGAAAACCCAATATTTCCTGCAACATATGCTAACAAAGGAAACAAACATGGTTTACTAGCCGCCCAACGTACTAAGCTTATAACTCTTGCAGTTCGTGCATTAGCTAGATACGGTCACAAAGTAATCGACTTATGCGGATACCCAAATGTCTATAATCAGGACATGGTCAAAAATCCGGGTGAGTTTCATGATGCTTTAAGCAAAGTTGTAATTTATCAACCTACCGATGTCTACAATATGTCTAGGAAAAACAATCCTTTAAACATGCAACTCCATGAAGTGAAAGCTGGTAAGGAGGTCACAGCCTACAACTACCCTGTCGTTATGCAGAATGCTGATTGGTTTTATAATCAAGAACAGCTATGCACCATTTTCTCCAAATCTGGCGGCATTATCATTACCCATTGCTTTGACAATGGCCCAATAAACTTCTGCAACGAAGCAACGGGTCTAGTTTCTGATCTTGGGGTGATAATGTCAGTCAATGGCGGTGAAATTTACAGACATGGGTATCATAAATGGCAAACCTCAGGCGTCATGTACTCCACTACCACTCCTTGCTTATATGACACAATATACACTGACGGTATTCACCGTGTCATATACGTTCGCCCAGCCGCAATTTGTATTAACAAGAACTCTTGCCTACAATCAGTTCGCATTGGTCTAGCCCCTATTAACGATTCCATCGTCATTCAGGACAACGCTATCAATCACATTGACAAAAATGGTAAGATCGTACCTCTTGATTTTCAACTTGTCACGAAAATGGCTGCTCGTATTGTTAGTAATGTTGATAACACACTCGTCATGTCCCAAGGTGCTTGGGCTGCTGTTCGTGAGACCAGTACCATTGCACCCTTGGAGGTCTACATGCGTGCTGCACAGGAATATTATGTGACGGTATTATTACCATCTACATTCGTGAACACTCGCGCTATCCAACATTCTTTCATAGCTTATGTCTACCATCGTTTTGTTAACAAACTCGCTCTTTACGAGCGTTGGCAATTGTTCAAAACACGTCAGTATGTTGGTACCATTTGCTGTGATCTTCCACCTGTCGAAACCGGTCACCGCATAATTCAGTATGATGTCCGCGTGCCACCTCCTCCCTCTAATGAAGGGAGTCCTACCACGCCAACGTTATCTGTGCCCACCGCTAGTACGAACCCCCAACCTCATGCCGTCCACTCAGGGCCTGCCCAGCGAAATGAATGCATTAGCGTCAATTCGTCTCAGAGTGACAAGCAAAAGGCCGCCCTTAAACGTGCCGAAAGAAATGCTAAGAAACAAGCTGATAAAATTCGGAAAAATGATACTAAAAGAGTTACCTTCGCAAACGATGTCGACAAAACAAGCGACACAGGAGTGGCTCCTAAAGTATCCGTTGAAGCGACGCCTAGTGCTACTCAAAGCCCTGGACAAACCACTACCGGAAAAGTTGAAAATCAAGACATTCTTAAAAATGGAGGCATTGAACAAGCCCCGGAACATATCAACAATCCCGGACGAAGTGCTAGTGAGGCTGGGCCCAGCAGTGCATGCAGCGGAGACCCTCCTGTCCAAGCTACCATTCCTAGTAAAGGGACATGGCTTGAAGCAGCGAGACGAGGTTGTAAGAGAGACGGTAAGTCAGTGGACCAAGGTCCTAGAAACTGACTTTTCAAATTTCGATAAGACCATTCGACCGGAAATGCGCGCTTTAGAGGAGTGCGTGTATTTCCCACTTTTTCCAGGCGATAGTGACGAAGCTATCAATGCCTATAAACTCCTTACCTCTGCTACAGTTATGGTACACAGATTTGGTTTCTTTGTTTTCTTATTGGAATTACAAAGACTGTCTGGAGAATCAATGACTTCTATAGCCAACGGATTAATCAACGCTTTCAATATGTGGGTGGCTCAGGGAGAACCACCACTTAACCTATTTTTAGGTTTGTTTGAAGGTGATGATGGCCTTGTTCCCGAATTACCTGGTGTCAATTATGTTGCCACTGCCAGTTTATTCGGTTTTGAATTAACTCTTGTACCCCATGTCAATTATTACACTGCAAATTTTTGTGGTAGATATTTGACCCATAGAGGCTCGATGTGTGACTTTATGCGAACTATATCCAAGTTCCATTTAAGCAGTAATTCATCATTCAAACGTGAACAACTTTTAAAAGCCAAATCCTTAAGTTATTTAGCCACTGATTATCACACCCCTGTCATTGGTGCTATGTGTTGGGCTTTTGTCCAACGCCTTCATAAGGTCATCCCCAGGTTCGACCATGATATGCATCTCAGGCGTTTTTTAGCTGACACTCATGTGTCGGTTTTCAATTCTATTGCCCCACCTTCTTTTGATCGTGAGGTTGCCTACCAAATGACTTGGATATTTGATATCTCCTTTCACTCACTTGAATCTCTACACCATTCCTGGCTGTCTTATGGCCGAGGGCTCAACCCCAGATTTGTTACAATAGAGAACCCTCATGGGTCATCTGTGCAATCTATAGTAAGTATCATCTAGGGGGATGTTTGCGGCTACACCAGGCTTTGCCTGAAACTGACTCACAACAGTTGCCTGTGGAGTGTGGAATCAAAAATTTCAAAATCTCTTTATCTTATCATAAATGACTACTCTCAACGAATCACGTGGATTTGAAGCTGTATTAGGCAATTGTGGTGCATCACAGAAGGGTGCTAAATGGCTGAAGATGGCTGTTGACCCATTTCATGACATTGATCTTGATCTGGTAGGCTTTCCTGACCAAACCCCTGGCAGAAGTTACGTTACTAATGTCACTAAAAATCTGACCGTTGCCACGAACTCCGCTGGTAACGCTTATGATGCACACATTGCCTTTATACCTCTTGAAAGTACTGACACACCTACCAATTGCACAGCAACGTTAAGCACAGGTAATACTGCGTTTATCACGGAAACTGCCAATACACATCCCCTTGGTATCATCAAAGTCAACACCAACACTGTCGGTGCTGAAACATTCCGCACTGCCGGTGCTTTCTCCGCCATTTCCATAGGTGATCAAGTGTCACGTAACTCACAAATGTGGCGTGTCATTGGTTGTGCATTTGAAGTACACAATACCACCCCTTCCATTTATAAGTCTGGTGCCGTAACTGTCTATAGACATGCATTACATAAAGACACGGAAGGCGTAGAATTACGTACTACCATTGCCACTACTTCCGGTGTTAAAGACATGGATGTTATATCCGGTCCACCATCTTCAGCTGCTTCTGCGAAACTTTTGAATGGTATCACATGGGATGCTGCTGACGGTTGTCTTGTGCCCTGCCTTTTGGACAGTCCCACAAACCCACCTCAAGCACATATCCCTAGATCCCAAGCATATAAGATTGAACATACAGACGATTCAATTGATTATTTCACCACTAAGACTATTACTGATGACATAGCATTGGCTATTGCTGATGGTGCTTACACTGCCAAAAGTACCAATCTTAAACCCTCCACAATTTTCCCGTACATGATATCTGGCGCCTATTTCACAGGATTAAGTGCTGAAACCACATTGACTGTCACACTTCGATGTTTTGTTGAAGTGTTCCCGATGCCAGGAGACCCAAACGTGTCTATTGCCCACCCATCCACTCCTTCTGACATTCGTGCATTACAATGTTATAGCGAAATTGTCTCAATGATCCTTGCCGGTTACCCTGTCACCGACAATGCTTCAGGTGATTATTTCCGCAAACTATATAATGCTGCCAAAGTTGGATTGAAGATTGCTAAACACATACCAGTTCTCGCACCTGCAGCTAACGCTGCTAGTGCTGGTTTTAAGGAAGCAGAAATGCTATACAAACTTGTCAAACCTAACAAAAAGAAAAGCAAAAATCAACAAAACGTTAAGAAAACCATGTGAACCATTTTAAGTTATCATATTGGATTTAATTATTTCTGATTCTAAACAAACGGC